CTTTCTTAGTTTCTTTACCTTTTCCAGAAGCGTATCTGGTCCAAACAATAACGCAATACCATGAGTAAGATTACCAATCTTCAACGAATCGGACATATCAATTTGATAGTTCGAGATCGACTCCCACGCGTCTCACAACGTGAACAACGTTTTGTCGAACGCTCGATCAAGAAAGGAATTTGGAACACATGTCCAGCTCAACTAGCTGAACAAGCGATCCATGGCTACTATAGGTCTCCAACTGACCCGGAATCTGGTGAAACAGACTTCGTGAAGACGGACCAACCTTTTATACCTGTGCAACGAGATGAACATTATCTCAACGCCCTTGAAGTCGTAGAATTAATTTTCCGACCTCACCGAAGGTTAAAGCCCATTGCCTTCCCTGACCTTAGATACTATCCGTGGACATTAAACACCTCGGCCGAGTATCCTTACCGGGAATCGAAAACATGGCTAGAGTATGTAAGAGAGAAGCAACGTTTTGGTGACATCACCGACGCTCGCATTTCTTTTCATAACCTATACAATGAGATATTTCATGAGAACCGCCACAAGATCCATCAGATCAAAGACGGCCTTCGCCCTTTCTGGGACGATAGTGGAACCCCTCAACCGTATGGTTATACTTACCTCCACTCAAGAGCCCACATGAGAAAGACTGGTGATGAGCCTAAGATCAGAGCAGTATTTGGAGTTTCCAAATTACTACTAATGGCGGAGAACATGTTCATCTGGAACCTCCAGAGAGAATATCTCAATCATAGATCTGCAAAAGGCCCACTTTTATGGGGATTCGAAACGTTCAAAAGCGGATGGCAGAAGCTGATTGGCCTCCTTTCAAGGAAGCAAATCAATTCGATCATCTCAGCTGATTGGAGTGGCTTTGACCGCAAAGCTCTTCACGAACTAATCGATGACGTCCACAAGATCTGGAGATCTTGGTTCGACTTTGAACAAGGTTACGAACCATCCAAATCGGACACCCATGACTACTCAACAACTCAAACAGACCCAATGAGGATTCAAAGACTTTGGAACTGGATGTGCCATTCAATTAAGCACACCCCAATAGTCGCCGAATCTGGAAACATATATCAGTGGCGATTCAATGGAATCAGCTCTGGTTTCCAGCAAACCCAACTCTTGGATTCGTTTGTTAACGCTATAATGCTGCTAACCTGCCTATCGGCACTGGGGATCAACATTAAGAGCGAATCATTCCAAGCACTCTTTCAAGGAGATGACTCAATAGTCACCTTTCCTGAGAGAATAGACTTTAAGCCGTTCTTGGCTAAGTTAGCAAAGGAAGCTGAACTGCGATTCAACGCTACCATCTCACCGGACAAAACAAGCTGGGGAGAAAACTTCGAAAACATCGAAGTCCTGTCCTATCAATACAGGAATGGATTAGCATGGCGCGAACCAGCCGAACTCCTTGCACACCTGCTCTACCCTGAGCGACCAAGACGAGCCTCGGAAGCTGCCGCTGCATGTATCGGGATATCCGCTGCTGCAATGGGAAGCTCGAAATTTGTGTATGATGCCTGCAGAGACACATACTCCTTTTTCGTTGACCAATTGAAAATAGAACCCGAATTTCCATTCGCCGACGACGACTCGATCGGCTTTTGGTGGATTCCAAAGATGAAGTACTTTCCATCTTTTGAAGAAACGTTGATGCAAAATTTCAGCGTCAAATCAAGAGAAGAGAGAGACAAACAACGTCTTTGGCCAACCAAACCATCC